AGGTGTATGGATGCCTTGGGAACCTGAAGCATATAAAACGGGTCGTGTGGAATATTTGGAAGATGAATTAAATCAATTGATGCATGAGAAAAATCTAAATGAAGCAAAGGCAAAGCAGGAATTTGAAAAGCGTATTCAAGATACCAAACGAAAGGCAATTGAAGAAAATGTGAAATTGGCTAGAGAAAGTGGTAATAAATTGACACAGCGATTGGATAAAGAAGGAAATTTGGTGGGTGTAAATAACACTATTGAAAATGACTTGAAAGAGTTGGAAGACACCAGTTCTGAAAACATTAAAAAGGCGTTGTTTGAAGGAGACAATATTGTTAGGAAAAAGAAGGATTAAATTGATGTTTCATAAATTATTTATTATTTATTTAAATGTAAATACTAAATAATAACAATGACATATATTTATATTTTAAGATTAGAAGAAGGTAAATATTATGTAGGAAAGACACAACGTCCCAAGATTAGGATATCAGATCATTTTAAATGTAATGGGTGTGCGTGGACACAAGAATATAAACCAGTTAAAATTATTAATATAATTCCTAATTGTGATAATTATGATGAAGATAAATATACTCTTCAATACATGCAACGATATGGGATAGATAATGTAAGAGGTGGGTCTTTTACAAAATATATATTGGAATATTCACAAATAAAAATTATTAATACAATGTTAAAAAGCAATAATGATATGTGTTTTAAATGTGGAAAAAAAGGGCATTTTGCTGATACTTGTTTACATAGTAAAGTAACTGTTGATACTACTTATTCACATACTGATAAATTATTGAAATGTGAATATTCTCACAATGATACATTATGGGAATGTGAGTATTGCGGAAAAGAATTTAAGACAAAAAAAGGTTGTTTATTTCATGAAAATATTCATTGTAAAAAAAAACATATTGATTATTATAGCAACACTGATGAAGATAATGATGAGTATGAAGAAGCATCATATAATTACATAGGGCATCAACATCGACATCATCGTGAACGACAACATATACGGTCTTCTGTCGGAGATCATAATAAGTCAAATAAAAAAACAAAATCTCAATGTTATAGATGTGGTAGATTAGGGCATTATTCTAAGTCTTGTTATGCTAAAAAGCATATAAATGGCTATTACTTATAACAATAATAAAATTATAAAAAATCGTATATTTTTTATAATTAATAGCTAATATTTGGTAGTAATCGATTACCATTTATTTTTTTTTACATTGATAAGGGGTCCTTTCTTTTTTCTTGCTGCGTTGGCGTCATATTGCTCTTCTTCATCATCCGAACCCAATCCTTTTGACATTTCCCAAAATTCTTTCGCTCCCAATCTAAAGTCATTGTGTGATGTTGCTTTATACCAAAATATTTGGTCTTCTAATCTGTTTGATTTTGAATTGTTTGATATTACTAAACATTCATAATTTTCGGTGCATTGATCCATTACTTGGCAAAAACTTTCAAATGTAGCAAACATCCCGGCAAAATTTTCATATATTCGTTTACGATTATTGATATAGGGTTCGCGCAATATAAATGTATAATCTATATTTGTTCTAAGATTAGGAGGAACGCCGAGTGGATACTGCATAGTAATAACAAGCATGATTTTCCAATGCCTACCATTCATAAATAGCAGCCGCATTAATTTATCACGAGACCATGTATTATCATATAAACAGTCATCCAATATAACAAACGCTCTTGGATCGATGCTTGATCTGCCGTATGCTTGCTTTTCTTTTTTTATTTGTTTTATCACTATTTTTTGCCGCTTTAAAATGTTTTCAATGATTGCTGTATTGTATTCATCATGAATAAAAAGTTTAGGGACCAATTTACCATAAAATCCATTACCGGCTTCTGTTCCTGATATAACGGTTCCAATTGGAATATCTTGATGATGATACAACATATCTCTTACTAAAAAACTTTTTCCAGTATCACGCCTACCAATTAAAACAATAACAGGACCATTGGAATCGTCTAAATTAAATTTGATGTTCTTCATATTAAACTTTTTTAACTCTAAATTCATATATAAACCACCTCCATAAAATTTAATAAAGTAAAACGAATCGTATATAACAATAAATTGCCGATTTATTGCCGATTTATTGTAGATTTAAGGTTAAATAAATGTATTACTAAATTATTAGTTTAAATATAAAAATTTAATTATCATTAAATCGTATGTTTTCTTTATATTATAAGAAAAATGATAATAGTGAATTGTTTAGTCAATTAAAAGACGCTGGATGTGCTGAAATACAAAACTATATCCCTATTTACTCTACTTTTTTTGAATTAAATAACAATAACTACAATTCAATCAACTTAAATAGTAAATTTTCTATTAAAAAAATAAATGAAACATATGATTTAAATCATTTTTCTATTGATGTTGAAAATGAAAGTAAGGATGTTTTTCATAGAAAGTCTTTTTTTAAGTTTTCTCCTATACTAAATCCTTTAAAATTATTAACTGGAAAGTATAAAACACTAACAAGCGATTCTAAACTAATACCGACGATGAACCCTTTAATTTCACGAGGAGATATGCATTTAAAAAAAATACATGATAAAAACAACACATCATATGTAGATGGTTTTTTTTCATATTTAAGTAGTAGTTTATTAAATAACCATCGTTTTGTATTTGGGAATGATTTTTATGGTTCATTTGTCTGTGTTCAAAAAGAGTTTCATTTAAATGTATATGATGATTTGGATTATCTGTATCAATCCGAGCATTTCCATAAAACAAAAGATGTGGCGTTTAAACTAGATAATTTCGACACTTCTATTTTAGATGACGACACTAGAAAATATCGTGAAAAAATTAAAATGGAAGATAGTAGTCAAGAATTGGTATTAGATGATTTTAATGATGACGAGTTTGATAATGTCTTTAAATTAACTTCGGAAAATGTAGATAAATTAAATAAACTTAACGAAATTAATTTGGAAAACACTCTGGTATATGAAAAGGTTAAAAATAAGGTAAGGGGTGATAGTGATTTGTCTAGTAATGTTGATTCTGTGACAACGTGTTCAAATAGTTTAAGTGAAAGCGACAGTGATAGTGATGAAGAGGGAGAAGATGAGGAGGGAGAAGAAGGCGAAGAAAGTGAAGAAAGCGAAGAAGGCGAAGGATGCCATAATACTGATGGTGATTATACTGGTTCTGATCAGGGGTCAAGTAGCAATGGTTCTCTGGTTAGTTGTTCAAACAGTGAAATGTCTGAGTATTCTAGTTCAGCCGATGAAAATGTGAATTGTGTTATATATAATTTTCCGGTTCAAATAATATCGATGGAACATATGCATGAAACTTTAGATAGTTATATGGAAAATAATGAAATGAGTGTAATGGAATGGAAGTCGTGTTTAATACAAGTATTATTTACTTTGATAACATATCAAAACTGTTTTGATTTTACGCACAACGATTTGCACACAAACAATATTATGTATATTGAAACCGAACGAAAATATCTTTATGTTAAATATGATAATAAATATTATAAAATCCCTACTTTTGGTAAGATTTTTAAAATAATTGATTTTGGTCGTTCTATTTATAAATTTAAAGGTAAACAATTGTGTTGTGATAGTTATAGTCAAAAAGAAGATGCTGGTGGACAGTATAATTTTGAACCATATAAAAACAACAATAAGCCGGAAATATTACCTAATAAAAGTTTTGATTTGTGTCGATTGGGATGTTCTTTATATGACTATTTTATAGATGATTATAGAGATGAAGATGAATATGATAATGAAATTGTTCAATTAATAATAAAATGGACGCGCGACGATAAAAACCGCAATATTTTATACAAAAAAAATGGTGAGGAAAGGTATCCTGAATTTAAATTGTATAAAATGATTGCTAGGACAGTTCATCATTGCGACCCACACAATGAACTAAATAACGAACTATTTGATTGTTTTAAGATAAGTAGGAAAAGTATTAAGAAAAAGCAAATGTCGCATTTAATAAATATTGATGAAATACCGTCGTATGTGTAAATGTAAGTATAAATGTAAGTAAATATAAGTGTAAATGCAAACATTATTAATTTGTGTTAATAATGTTTGATTGTTGATTTAAAACGCTGGTTCGTTTGTAAAAATTTCGGTTGGTTTTATTGTAGATATAGGAGCACCGGCAAACTGTTCGACAACTAAGCTTCCAGATACAACAGATAAATACACTATAAGTGTATCACGAAACAATATTTTCATAGGTTTTGCTTCTTTTAATATAAATTTTGTTTCTAAATATTTTATGATAAGATACACAAAGGAAATCATTCCCGCAGTTATAAACACAGATTGTGCCATTTATATTTTTCAGTTATGTTTTTATGTATTATTTTACGCATTTATGCGTTTATTAATTAATTTAACTCTTCAATATCATCCAGTAATATTGGGGTATCTAATTTAATAGAGTTAGACAACTCACCAACATCATCAATATCTAATTTAATATTGCTGTCGTCAAATATTTCTAAATTGTCTTCATCATCTTCTTCTTCTTCTTCTTCTTCCTTTCTTCGTTGCATATTAGCCTCGCTTATTTGCTCTAAGCGTTCAATTGTTTTTGGTGCTTCCACTTCTTGTTCTTGATTTGTTCCCATGTCCAATACACTGTCCATGTCATTAAAAGTTAATATCGATTTGGTTTCGGATGGTGTTGCAGGTGCGGATTCAGATGTAGGTGTTTCCGACATACTGTCTTCTGTTTTCAATGTTTCGTTTTTTTCCAATTTCAATATAGGAGTTTTACTAAAGTCATCCGCATCTGATGCTTCTGTTTTGTTAGGTTCGTCCGTTTTTTCAACCGGCTCTTCTACCTCTTTTTCTATTTCTTTTTCACTTATTTCATGAACCACTTCTTCATCTACCGTTTCATCGATATAAGATCGCAATATTTTTTCAACTGGAATGGTACTTCTAATTACTTCTAAAATACTTTCTTTGCACAAAATTTCACACTCACGCATATTTTTTTGATATTGAAGTGGCGTAATTATTTTTTCAAACAAATACACATTTTTATACAATTTTCTGGCAAATGTGCTATATACTTGATGAACAAATAACGACAATTTTGGAATATCTAAATCAATCTTTTTTTGCTTTTGTGATACACGAACACTTGTTAACACTTTTAATTGTGCAATGTGAACACATGTTATTAAATCTTCTAAATAGTTACATCCGGTTGTGCTAATTATTCTAGAACATTCATCTTCAATAATTGATTCATTCCATTTTGGAACACGAGATAGGAAATTTTGAAAAGTCATCAAATATTTATCAACTTCGTCGTTTTCAATACATAGTCTTTCCGCATCGTTAAATATTGATTTAACGCCATCAATAATGACGGGAGTTAATATACTTAATAAACGACAAGAATATTCGTTCTTAGCTTCTGACAATACATTAACATTATAGTCGTCCATTTTAAAATTATAAAATATTTTCTAAATCCATATTTTTCCGCATAAACACAAAATACAAAACATA